CAAATCGTAAGAAGCTGATCGAACGTGGAGAAGTTTAATAGCCTAAGTTAGAGAATAGAGTAGTAAAAAATAAAGAATGGAGTCGGTTCAAAAACTGACCCACATTGAGCATGTTCTCAAGAGACCCGACTCTTATGTTGGTCCTGTAGATGCTGTTCGAGAACCATATTGGGTTCTGAATGGTGAAAAATTCAAACGGACTACAACTAAATATTCACCGGCTCTCTTGAAAATTTTTGATGAGATACTTGTTAACGCTATAGATAGAAACTCAATGCACCCTAAACAAGTTTCTTCTATATCAGTTAATATTGATGACATGGCTGGAATGATCACTGTGGACAACAATGGACCTTTGGGAGGTCTTACTATTCGTAAAAATGAAAAGGAAGATGTATGGAATCCTGAACTTGTTTTTGGTCATCTTCTCACGAGTACCAACTACGACGACAATCAAAAGCGAGTTGTGGGGGGTAGGAATGGATACGGAGCCAAATTAGCGAATATCTACAGTAAATGGTTCTCTGTAATTATCAAGGATCCGAGTACCAAACAAGAATATCACCAAGAATGGTTTGATAATATGTCCACTTGTTATGTTCCAAAAATTAAAAAATTCAATGGTGCTACAGCCTCCGTGTCAATTTCTTTCAAACCCGACTGGTCTAGGTTTGGAATGAAAGACATGGAAAATGGTATTTACAAAATTATGGAAAAACGTGTATGGGATGCCAACATCTGTACATCTCCCAACTGCAAGATCAAGTTCAACGGAGTGGCTCTCCCCAAACAAAACTTTGAAGCCTATGCAAAAATGCACGAAGGAATTGACAATGTGTGTTCAATGACCAGTGATCGTTGGTCTGTTTGTATCGGCCCATCTGAAGATGGTATGCAACAAGTATCTTTTGTAAATGGTATCTGCACAACAAAGGGCGGTACACATATCGATCATGTCGCAAATATTGTTTCCAATGCCATCATTGAGGATATGGCAAAAAAAATTAAACTCAAACCACAACAAGTTAAAAATACCTTCACAATCTTTGTTCGATCAATTCTCGAGAATCCTACTTTTTCAAGTCAGGTAAAATCTGAATGCACATCAAAGGTTCAGTCATTCGGAAGCAAATTTGAACTTCCCAAGACCTTTGTAAAAAATGTACTGAAAACCGGAATCGCAGATGAACTCACTGCACTCTCAAAATTCCGTGAAGCAAAAGAACTTTCAAAAACTGATGGTGGAGCTCGAAAGTCAAAAATCACTGGTATTCCCAAGCTTGATGACGCAAACAAAGCTGGGACAGCCCAATCTTCTAAGTGTACACTCATCGTCACAGAGGGTGACTCAGCAAAGACACTCGCTGTCGCTGGCCTCTCCGTTGTTGGTAGAGACCACTACGGTGTATTCCCACTTCGGGGAAAGTGTAAGAATGTCCGAGATGCATCTGTGGCCCAGTTGACTGGAAATCAAGAGTTCAACGACCTAAAGAAAATATTGGGTCTCCAACAAGGAAAAGAATACAAAGATGTATCCGAGCTTCGGTATGGTCGTCTCATGATTATGACTGATGCTGATAACGATGGTTCGCACATTAAGGGTCTAATTCTCAACATGATTGACTACTTCTGGCCCAGTCTCCTCAAATTGGGGTTTGTTGTATCGATGGTCACACCTATTATTAAGGCTTCTAGGGGTAATCAAAGCAAATCCTTCTATACAGACTCCGCGTTTCGCGCGTGGTATGGAAATGGACAATCTGGTTGGCGTATCAAGTATTACAAGGGTTTGGGTACCTCAACTTCTGCGGAGGCTAGGGAGTACTTCAAGAAGATTGAAGACCTTACCGTGAAGTTTAATACAGATGTAATGTCTGATAAATCTATTACCTTGGCATTTGACAAGAAGAAGGCTGATGACCGTAAGACATGGCTTCTGGAGAGTACCGCCAAAGAAGCCAATGAACTTGAAGTACCTTACGGTAACATTAAACAGTTGGGGATCACCGACTTTGTTCATAAGGACCTTGTGAACTTTAGCCTTGCTGATCTCAAGCGATCAATTGCTCATGTGGCTGATGGACTCAAACCATCACAGCGTAAAGTTATGTACGCATGTTTCCAGAAGAATCTCCGCAACGAAATGAAAGTTGCTCAACTTGCCGCCTTTGTGGCTGAAAAGTCTGCCTATCATCACGGTGAAGTATCCCTCGCTGATACAATTGTAAAGTTAGCCAATGACTATACAGGCTCAAACAATTTGAATCTACTAGAGCCATGTGGACAATTTGGAACACGACTGATGGGGGGAAAGGATGCTAGCCAGACGAGATATATATTTACACGTCTGATGCCTGAAGCGAGGAGTGTATTTGATCCCCGAGATGACGCAGTTCTTACTTATTTAGACGACGATGGTCGCTCTATTGAACCAGAGTTCTATATGCCTACTATACCTATGATCTTGGTGAATGGAAGTGAGGGTATTGGAACTGGGTTTTCTTGTTATGTACCCCCGTTTAACCCAAAGGATATTCGGAACAATATCCTCAACTTCCTTGGTGGTAATCCTATCAAAAAGATGAAGCCTTGGTTCAGAGGTTTCAAGGGAAAAGTTTTTGAACAAGATGACGATTCATGGATGACACAAGGTGTATGGACTAGCGTCGGAAGGACTGTTAAAGTGACCGAACTCCCTCCGGGGCGTTGGACCCAAGATTACAAAGAACACCTTGATACCCTCGTTGAAAAGAAAATCATAAGCGGTTTCACAAATAACAGTACAACTGAGAATGTGGATTTCTTGATACAAGATTATAATGGCAAAGATGCCGTTAAGGATCTCAAACTACAAAAGACCATTCGCACTACAAACATGCATCTCTTTCATCCATCCAAGGGTATTTGTAAGTATAATTCTGCAGAGGATATTCTATCAGACTTCATTGGACTTAGAACGGAATACTATAAAAAGAGGAAAGATCGCCTCATATGGGAAACTCAACTACGATCTGATGTATGCAGCGAACGTGCACGGTTTGTCAAAGAAGTTGTAAATGGTGAACTCATAGTATTCAAACGGAAGAAGCAGGATCTTGAGAAGGAATTGAGTGAAACTTTCCGCCAACTTGATGGATCGTACGATTATCTCTTGCACATCAAGACTATTGATTACACAGAAGAACGAGTGGAAGCTCTCCACAAAGAAGCTTTACAGGCCAGACAGGAACTAGAAAAACTGAAAAAGACGGACCACATTGACATGTGGATAACCGACATTAAAAATATATAGACATGTATTAAGATGCCCACTTCAAGTGGAGCCGCCGTGTCTCTGCATGCCATTGGCAAACAAGAGTCATACATACATAGTGAAAATCTAGATCAATCTATTTTTAATTACAACCCTAAGACACATTCTCATTTTACAAAATTTCATAGAACTACAGTTGTCAACAAATCACCAACTTCCCCAACATGGCCATTCAATGAACGCATCAAAGTAACCTTCAATCCACAGAATATGGGTGACCTCCTTAGTAATATGTATGTCATGATAAAACTTCCAGGTCTAACTCAGGATAAGAATTATTCGGATCAAGTTGGTCGTCATCTTATCAAGTCCGTGACTATGCGTGTAGATGAAATAGAAGTTGAAAAGATTTTTGATGACTGGATGGTTATTCACGATGAGTTATATTTAGAAGTATCAGAGAAGGTTTCTAACCGTTTCATTCTTAATCGAATGTTGGGTTTCGATACTTCATCTGCACAACGTGCTTATGCGTCATTAGATTCAGAAGTTATCATTCCTTTACCATTTTTCTTTTCACGTAAATATTCAAGTGATGAATATCTGTCGAATGAACCAAATAGACCTTTCTTCCCCCTATGCGCCGTTCATAAACAAAAAATAGAATTTGAATTTGAATTCCACCCACAAAACTTTTTTACAAACTCCGTTGACACAATTCAACTTGAGAACTTTAAAATTATAACTGAAGAATTCACTATTGACCCAGTTGAACGTCTTTATCTAAAAAATAAAGAATATACGATGATTACAGATTTGGTTAAAAAACATCCAACTATCGAAACTCTACCAGGTGTGGATACTGTACAGACGAATCTTGTTCCAAATAGTCGTGTTAAATCTATTCATTGGTTTTTACGAAATACTCTATTTGAAGATACTTCTATCAGTGCATTACCAGATGAATTTGATACGTACGAAATTCGCGTGAGACAAGTAGCTACAGCAACCGCTTCTTTTACACTGAAAAATTTATCTTTCTTTACAGCCTTAACACAGGGAGGTGTAACGACGTTTTCACGTGTTAATTTTTCAGATATACCCGAGTTATACCGAAATGGTACAACTGAGACAGTAGGTCACCCGTTTTCGACTGAATACAACATCATACAATGGAATAACCCTACAACCAGTAGTTCCCCTATTATCAAAGTGAAGGTACCGGCCAACTCGTTCATAGAGAAATTTACATTTGAATACTATACTACCGATTCTTCTAGAGTAATCTCTGGTAAACGTTACACAAACATTCCGGGATTTGATATTGTAAAAAACGGTGTTGAAAATCCTATATTATTACCCACAGATCCTATTTCTGATTTTGTGTCAGATACAGAAAACACGTTTACACAGTCTTATAGTATTACACTCGACACAACTGTATTTCGAGTTCCTGATGCAAATTTTTCCGATTATCACTATCTTCAAAATAGGTTTAACTTCTCTAAGAACCCTGATTTCGACGAGGCATTCAGCTTTTTTAATCCTGTCATGAAAAAAGCGAAATTTTTTATTCAAGGTGTTGATTTACCAAATATTTCAAGTACGACTGATGGGTACTACAAATACATGGTTCCATACCAAAAGAGATTATCAAGACCTGTGAGAAATATATATACGTATTCATTTTCGATGAACCCTATTAATGTAAATCCCTCGGGTAGTTTAGATTTCAGTGAAATTCAATCTGAGAAGACTAAGATAGAATTGAAATTGGACCCAGGACTCACTGATGTATACACCCTTTACATATATTATACCGGGTATCAAACTTTTAAATTCGATAAGGGTTTTATGTCACTCGTTTACTAAAGAGTGTATCTTTGTGTTTGGAGATGTAATCGATAATACGATTTTTTATACACCATTTGATGAAATTCAACTGAGCAATCGTCGTTTGAATTTCATGAGATGTACCCGGAATAGCGTAAGTAAACTTCTCCGAACGTGCAAAAGGGTCAAATAGTTTTTTGCTATATCCATCTAAACTAGACTTGTAAGCACAATGGACAGTGAAGAGACGTCCATTGGTAGTCGTGTAAGAAGTCTGATGTTTCTTAGCGTAGTTAGTAATAAACCATTCGATATTTCTGAGTGAAATACCACTGGTTTTGTCTAGTATACTCATTAAGATTGTTTTATTCTTGTCATCAGAATAGAACTCATTTACAGAAGATAGCAGAATATATGATTTACTCATCCCTTCTATAACATAGAATTGAAATCTATAAGCCCCTTATTTTCTGAACCGAATGACAGAACCGAGGATGAGTCATCAATCATTTCAACAGTGTCCCTCTTTTTAAACTGATTGAGATGGTGTTTACAATATCCGTTATATTTTCCAATCATATTGCATCTCGTACCATTTTTCTTCAAACCCCTACATGTATTATCTTCTTCATTGGGAGCATCACGTAGAAGAAGTTTATATGGTACATGAGGGTAATTCATACTTATCACCCGTAAATAGTCACTGTACGAAATATGTAATTTCCTTATCGTTTCTTGATTTTGATTCTGTGCCCCGATAAACTCTTCACGCATTTGTTTGATTACAACTTTGTGTTCATCTTTTATACGACGTGCGTCGTCGTTGTGAGATGATCTTTGTTTTTGTAATTCTTCTCTATGTTCCTCATTCACTTTCTTGATGACATCTTTAACATCTTGTTTATTAGATAAGAAGTTCTCTTTGTATTCCTCTTTTACCTTTTTCAGTTTTTCATTAAATTCTTCTCTAATCTTCTTAGTTTCCAATAACAGTCTCTTTTTTACTTCTTCTTCGAAGAGACCCTGTAACTTGTCCATCTTACCCTCCTATCAGTCGTAGTTTTTAAATAGATGATCAATTGATACTTTATCTTCTCTCGTGGTCTTAATACGTTGACGCAAATCTGCCACCTTTCCATCTGTGTCAATGTTTAGTTTTTTACACTCTTCTATGAGTTGCTCCTTTTTCATACCACTCAACGCTGGTTCTCTCTTTTTAGGTGGAGGTTTATGCTGAGCGATCAACTCTCCGAATATTTCATTCTTAGGATCTTTTACCAATGGTTCTAACAAATCACAAATTGGATTCAAGAACTTGTTAGTAAAATAATGATGATAGTCTATTGGAATATTATTCTCTTCAATAAACACTGGATCTTCAGCCTTCTCATAAGCTTTTGCTCGTGGGTTATCCGTCTTTACAAGAATATAAGGAACCCGATCTCCACTCTGTGGCTCAGACCCTGGTTTCCTTTCTCGCATCTTATCTCTCACTTTTACATGAGACAGGTTATTGTTTTTGTATGAATCACCGAGCTGCTGAGACAGTATAAGTTTTTCATTAGATACATCACCTTCAAGAAGATTAATCGCTCTCTCGAGAGCTAACTGTTTAGCTGGTTCTGGATCACTACTCTCCATTACAACATCGAGCAAATCCTTACAAACTTCTCTCACAAATTTCGTATTATCTCTACGAACAACTTGGAGACCCTTAATATCAATATAGTCCATGTTCATATTACCATCCCTACCCTTCGTCCATAATTTAGCAGCGTAACGTTTCTTAGAGTACAGGAAATAAGGCCAGTATACCTTCTCAAGCTCTAGATTGTTAGGCTTTTTGAAGAGTGCACTACACTCATCCGCTGCACGTTCACCAATTTCCCAACTATACTCAATAGCTTCTACACCAGTTCTTCCGCCTACATCAAATTCTACCATAACAGAATCCGTGTCACCATAACGCACCTTTGCACCGGGGAAGTTTTTCTCGACGTAATTCTTTGTTTCTTCAATCATACTTCTTCCCTTGTATGTAGTTGTGGAAGCGATTGGTACACATGGCAAAATACCTTTACCCGCACCAGTAAAACCATATATCGAGTTCATTGAGATTTTATACGCCAACTGTTTACCATTGTAGATTTCTTTCATAAATCCCGTGGCTGCAGCCATGTCCCTCTTGGCCTGTTTACGGAACTCCTTAAGCTCTGAAAGAATTGCTGGTAAAAGACTAGGTACATCTTGTGCAAACTTGTATGTACGTCCGTTTAGTTCAAACTTTTCGTATGTAATACCTTCGATATTTCCATACCTCCTTTCATCCATTACATAAGTAGAGTAGCATAAATTATGTGCCATCATGATACTAGGATACAGTGCTTCAAAATCAAGTGCAGTGATAGGTGTGTAATATGCACCACTTTGTGCTTCCAAAACAGTAGCACCTTCATAGGGTTCAGGGGGTAAAGCACCGTAACGAATAGTAGGAACCATATATCCAAGCTCACGAGCTTTCTTTGTAAGCTGACTGAATACCTTAATCTGTTGCCCACGTTCAACCAAGAATGATATTGGTACCCATGTGGCTTTAGCCATCTCCAATAAATTTAGAAGTATACAAAGCCTCTTAGTAAGTCTATGAGGAAGAAGTGTATCCTTGATACAATATTCAGCAACTTCTCGAAGCTTGACTGGATCTCCTTCTGCAAATCGAGCAAACATCTCACGAGGAGGCATATCGATCTTTTGATCACCGAGGTATAGTTTAGATACGTTGTTTAGTTTGTAACTATCAAGTTTGTATCCTTTTTTAACTTCATGGAAGAGATCAAAAATAAAACGACCAGGCATAGGAAGAAGCTTAAGCATGTTGTCACCCAAAGCACTCGAAGAAAGACGCTTGTATACCATTCCCGAACCAGTTGTCTTTTGCTTTGGTCCCTGGTAGGTTTCATATTTCTTCAATTTTCCTAGATTGAAGAAAGAATCCGAGCATTTGTTCTTAATAGCACGTTTATATATATACTCAAGATCGAAACCGAATATATTCCAACCAGTCATAACATCAATATCTTCCTTAATCATGTAAGTTCTGAACGCTTCCAACATTTCTAGTTCAGTGTCGTAACTATAAATGTTACAACCTTCGAGATGAGGATCGGTCTTTTTAAAACAAAAGCATGTTTTATCATATGATTCATCGGATCCCATCTTACAAAGAGACAATGCAATCTGAAAACAAGCATCACCATCAACGTCGGCATCAGGAAACTTACCTGTAGAACTGTTAGACTCGATATCGATAGATGCAACTACAAATGGTGCCACGTCATCTCTTTTAACAGGCTTCAGGGTTTCCCAGTCATTACAGAAAAGATCAATATCAACGTGAGCCAAATCAGAATATACACAATCACTACCAGTATCAAGCCACCCAGTTGATTGAATTTCCGTTCTATGCATCATTCGAAGAATAGGATCCAAATTTGATTCATAGACCCTCAGGGGAAATGGACCATTAGAAAGAATCATTGGTTTCTTCAAAAAATAATCAATCTTCCTTCGTAGTGCCAAGTTTGAAAACGTGACTCGCATAAATAAAAATTTTTGGTTGTTTTGAAATCCCCAAATGTCCTTTGATTCTACAACATTGTATCCAGTGCAACTATCTTTTATCTTCGCATAAATCTCCTTTGCGTAGTTGATCTCAGGTAACT